CGAGTCGACACACGCACGGTGTCATCGACAACGACTCCACCCAGACCAAAGAGGTTCTGCGGCAGACCGTAAGCGGCGAAGGTCGCGTCACCCTTCAGGAAGTTCAGCGCGTGAGGAGTGTTCTTGATGTAGTCGCGAACACCATCGTTGGTCGCCATGATGCGAGCCGTGATGGGGTTCACGATCATCAGAATGTCCTGCGGGCCAACCGCGCCAACGGTGTTCTGCACGATCTTCTCAATCGCGGAACGAATGATGCTCTGCACAGAGTCAGTCGAGCCGTTGATAGGATTTGCACCACCAGTCAGGGCAGTAGTGTTCGCAAACACCTGCGTCGAAGGCCAGCCCGAACCACCGGAGGTGGTCAGCAGTTCCGACATTCGGTACGAGCGGTGCGTCATCATCTTCGCAGCCGCGATGCGAGCGTGGCTAGCCACGACATCCCATTGCGCCTGACGAGCAGTCTCCTGCGGGATGTGGAACGAAGACTGGAAACGCTGGCAGGTGAACTGCACCCAGTCAATGTCGCTGTTGATGCCCGTTGGACGATCCTCGCCGAGAGGCCATTGATAATCCTGCGTATTGACCACGCGGGCAGTCTCCTCCTCGTCGATGCGAAGGAAGTAGCCTGCGGCCTGCTGGACGGGAACAATCTGCGAGTACTGGGTCAGCGGGAAGCGGTTCACCGCGCGGGTGAACTCAACCTGAATCTGACCCGTCGCAGCCGAGAAGGTGGGGACGAAGGTATTCAGCCCACCGCCAATTCCGACTTCAGCCATTTGTCATTTCTCCTTGTGTTGGGGGTTGGCTGTGATTTAGAGCGTGGTCGGGTAGTACACCATGCCGCCGTTACGGTAGATGCGGATGATCTGACCCGTTGCGCCAGTCTCAAGAGCCACATAGCCCTGATAACGGAACACAGGGCCAGCGGTCACGACCGCAGAAATCGCCTTGCCATCCGAATCGGCCTGAACTCGACCGCCGCGAACGACCGCGCCACCGCACTCGACCAGAACGACATCACCACCCTGAAGGGTGATCGGATCGCCGTCAGCGGCGTGAAGGCTGCTGCTGAATGACTTGGTGCTGCCGTCAGCGACACCAACAACATTGTCCGCAGCCGAAGTGACCTGCTCGCCCTTGTTGTCGCTGATCGTAGCGGGGCTACCAGCGGTGGTTTCCACACGCACAAAGCGGTACGGGTAAACGTCACCCGTCGAGAGAAGTGCCGGAGTGTCAGAGAAAGATCCCATGATCGTGCTTCCTTTCGATTAGGCCTTCTGGCCCGAATACTTGGCGAAAAGCGACTTGAACTTCGTCAGGTCGCCAGCGGCCTCATGCACCGCACGAGCGGTAGCGGCCTTGATGTCCATGCTCTCGTGAGCCTCGTCGGTGACAGTGTGCTGCGCAACGGTCGGCACGTTGATGGGATTCTTCGCCATCGTCGCCTTCCAGAACGCCATCTTCGCGGTGGGGTTGGCCGTGTCAGCCAGTTCCTCAACCATGCTGTTGCGGAACTTGCCGCAGCGGTAGCCGTCGCGGATCATCGAATCGACCTCGCGACCGAAACGCTCAAGGCGCAACTGGCGCTCAAGTTCCTGCACACGAGCGAACAGAGCCTTCTCGCTGGTCTTGCCCTTGCTCATCTTTGCCTTTCCGCCGTAAGCGGCCTCCATCTCCTCCTCCTCCTCCTCCTCGCCGGAGTGGGAGCCGATGTCCACATGGACACCATCCTGCATCTCGTCCTTGTCCTCGGCGGCGTAGGCCATCTCGGCCTCGTCCTCGGCAGCCATCGCAGCCGCGTCGGCCTCCTCGGCCATCTTGTCCTCGTCCTCGTCAGCAGCACACTCGTCTGCCGCAGCAGCCGCGAGAGCCTTCTTGGCCTCCTCGGCGTCCTGCTCCATCTTCTTCTTCATCTTGCTTGGCATGGGCTTTCTTCCTGTTCCTGACGGGATGAAGGTGTTGAGTCCACCTCCGACCCCCATTTCACCGAACTTTGCCTTGGAGTCAATAGAAACGCGCACAACTCCCATAGGCCGCTCAAAGACCACCTTTGAGCCGTGCTTACCGAATCGCGTGTCTGGCAGCGGCCTGCGCGGCGTATCACGGCCAAGCAGAGCGACTTCCGACAGGTGATTATCCTTCCAAATCTCCGCGCTGCGACGGGGATAGGCGTTCGTCGCCAGCAGCGAGTCAAACGCTTCCTTCGGCATCTCGACATCGCCTACGACGTAGGCAACGCCGTTGCGCTCCTCGTAGCGGACGCTGGTGATGTCGCCGACCGCCTCGGGCCGCGTGGGCTTGCCGTCCTTCTCGTGTTCGATGACGAGTTTGGGACGGGAGCCGCGCTGGATGAACTTGCCCGTGCGGGAAACGATGTCCTTCACGCGGGCGTTGTCATAGCCCTGCATGGCCTCGTCCTCGTCCGAGTCGATGGACGGATCGAAGCCCATGAACAGTTCAAGGTTGCGAATGCGAACCTTGCCTTCCTCGGTGTTCTCGACGGTGTGGGAGGCTTGCATGGTTAGCGATTCGACCAAGTGTTGTCCCATCGCTTGATCGCAACGGTTTTGCCGTTGTAAAGCAAGCGCATTTCGTAGTTATACCCCTTCTCGACGGCATACTTTCTGGCTGCGGCTTCGGATGGGAAATGATGAGTGCCCCAATCGGGAACATTCACCGATTGCAATGCCCAGCCATCATTATTTTCCGCAAACCGCTCCTTGCCGAAGTAAAAACGATCCTCGACGGCCATCGTGTCCTTCTCGCCGGGGCGGGACATCCAACGGAAAGGCTTGTTCATGTCGAGAATCTGCACTCGGAAACCATGCCATCCCTGCGATGCTGCCTTGCGCTTGGCATCATCCATTTGCTGCGGAGTTGTGATGCCTTCTGCGATTGGACGCTCATGCAGGCGATCAGTTTCACCCTTCGGCAATGCCCACAAGATGTATTCCTTCTGGAATGATTCCTTATGACTTGCCATCATGTCCTTCGCGCCGGGGCGGGAGAATGACTTTCGCAAGAAGGCATTCAGAACTGTGGCTGCTGCCGTAAATCCGCGCCGCGCAAACTCCTTTTGCAACGCAATGATTTTCTGTCGGAGGTCAGGATCTTTTCGCCCGAGACTCATCGCGTATTCCGCAGAATCCTTCAAATACCAACTTTCACGCATCAGGCGATCGTAATCCATCTTTTCGTAACCATAGCGATCGAACCGATCGGGCTGTCCGGGGCGGGGATTCTCACTTGCCATTCTTCACCTCCACATTCCAGTAGCGTCCGGTGGTAGCCACGGGACTCGTTGCGCTGTAGCCCTTCGACGCAACCCGACGCCCGAAATCGCGGGCAAGGTCTGCATCCTCAAACGAAATCACGAGCGTATCGCTGCCGACCTGCACGGCTCGCCATCCGCCATCCGGCATCGCCTTCGCCGCGAGCAACTTGCCGAGCATGGGCGACTTGCTCGCCTCGGCAAACGCGCCGCGCTCAAGGCTGGATGCGTCGAAGGTGTCGGGCTGGCCGGGGCGGGAGAAGCCCTTGTATTCAGGATTTAGCCGCTTTGCTTCCTCGTAAGCGGCCTGCGTTCGTGCTTCAAGTTCTGCCATGCGACGCGGCGTGACAAACACACTCCCCGCATATCGCTCCTCCTCCCGAACCGCTGTTTTGTAATCCTCAAGTGCCTTTTTTGCTCGCTGCTTGCGAAGTTTTTCTTCTCGTGCCGCAAGCCGTGCATCCTGTTCTCTTGTAAATGGGCCAGATGCCATTTCATCCTCGCCACCCGCCGCGTTCTTCATCGGCACACAGTTCGGCACGGTCTTGCCGTCCTTCTGCTTCGTGCCGACAGGCTCGTAGCCCTCCCAACACGCGCCCTCCATGTCAAACCGCTCGGGCTGGCCGGGGCGGGCATATGCAACCGCAGAGGTTCCGGTGAATCCCGAAAATGATTGCGGAGTGGTGCTGATGCCCCAATTCTTCAGGTATGCAATCAATTCCTTTGGAAGATTGCTGACCGTATAAAACGAGGTGGTCATCCCCTTCTTGGGGTAGTTCGATTTTTCTTCGTGCTTCAAAGCAGCACCCGGAACACCAAACTTCAAATAGTTTGCAATGCGGCCCGCAACGATCCAAGTTGTTCCCATCCACCGGCCACTTGTACCGATGCTCGATCCCGCAGCAGTCACGCTGTCCGAACCGGAAATCCAGATTTTGATTTTTGCCTTTTCCTTGCGAATGTCAGACAGCATCCGATTTACCTCCGGCATCCATGCGGCATTTTCAAACCGCTCGGGCTGACCGGGCTTGCCGAAGTAGAACTTGTCTTCTGTGTTCATCGTTTGAATCCGGGGTCGGGGTACTCGCCTCTGTCGATGATGCGTTGCCGTGCTGCGTTATATCGCGCAAGTGCCTTCCGATCTAGCGTTTCGTCCTCGCGCACGAAACCCATCTCGCGGGCCTCGTCAAAGGTCACGGGCGTTAGCGCACCTCGGCAGTTGAAGCCGTTGGGCGGCACAAGCCCCTGCCGCTTGAAGTCCGCAGCCGTGGCGATATAGCCGTCCATCTGCCAATGGCTACCGGGGTTTCGGCTCTGCCCTCTGCGCCGGTAAACGCCACCCGGTGCACCGCGCGTCCGGCTGTCGTGGATCTCGACTAGCCGCAGCAGCGGAGCCCACCGGGCCACGGCGGGCTTGTCCATGACATCGGCGGTGGCCTCGTTGTACGCCGTCGCCGTGTTCGTGCGGTAGACCGTTTCCAGCCGCGCCGTGGTCATCCCGATGATGCCTTCGACCTGCGCCCGCCGGATAAATCCCGACAGACCGCCCGTCTTCAGCCCCGCCGGGATCGCGCTCGTTTCAATGCTGCGGGCGATGAGGTCGCGTAGCCGGGTCGCCTGCGCCGCCGTCGCGCCCTTGACGCGGAACGAGCCGTCTAGCGTGTCGCGCAGGGCTTCCAGTCGCTTCGTGAGGTCGCGTAGGGCCGTGCGGCTTTCCGTGCTGGCGATGCGGTCTGCAATCCGCTGCATCTCTCGGCGGATACGCCGTGTCTCCGACCACGAACGCGGGATGCGTCGCCGGAACGCTCGCAGGGCTTCCCAGAACACTCCCGGCTCAAAGCCGACCTTCGCTACCCGTTCGGCGAACGTATCCGGCTTCTCGTCCGGCCATTCCTCCTGCTCCCACTCGTTCCCCTGCTGCTTCGTCGCCGCGTAGGCGCGAGCCTGTCCAGCAAGTACAGTCAGCGTCAGCACTTGGCCCAATGCCTCGCCATACCGCTCCCACGCCTCGGCAGCGTCCTCCGGCTCCTCGCGTACCTGTGCAGCAAGGGCGGCGCGATACCACCGCGCTACCTCGCGCAGACCGCGCTTGTAGATGCGGTCGAACTCGGTCACTTGCGGCGGCGGGACTTGGGCTTGGAAGCCTTCGCCTTACGGCCACGCTTGGCGGCTACGCGCTTGCGTCCGGGCTTTGAATGCAGTTCCCCGCGCCGCTTCATCGAAAGCGCGATAGCCACGGCCTGATCCTGCGGGTATCCCTCGTCGCGCAGCAGGCTGATCTTGCGACTTACCGCATCGTCCTTCGCGGCCTGCGTGTCCTTGCCTTCGGCCTTGTCCAGTTCCTTGTCCTTGCGCTTGGCCCACGCCTTGCCGGGATCGCCGCCCCACAGCAGCCACGCGATGTAGCCAGCCGAATCCTCGCCCCAGCCCTCGCCCTGCTTATCCACCTCGTGACGAGCGAAGTACGAGTTCATGCGTCGCACCGTGGACGGCGAAAGCGTCTTGCGGTTCGACAGGTCACGCGCCCGAGCCACGCCGACTTCCGTGCCGCCGCGCCCGTGCTTCTTCCGCAGTTCCAAACCGCGCTTCGCGGCGTTCGCCATCTCCTCGGTCGGGGTCAAGTCAACATCCGAAAGCGCGAACTTGTCCTTGGCGAACGGGGTAGGCTCCTCCGCCTCCGGCTCGCCTGCCATCGGCCCAATGTCGAGTCCGCCGATGCCGCCCATGCCTCCCTCGGCAGGGGCTTGCAACACAGCCTCGTCATCCTCCGGCTCGGCTAGACCAAGCACCTTCCGCGCCTCGCGCTCGCTAACGCGGCCACCCAACTTCGTGAAGGCTTCGATGGCCTTCATGTATTCATCCGGGTTCGGCTTGCTCACGCTGAAGGAGAACTGCGGCGGGGTTCCATCGTCGCCGAAGTTGAAGCGATAGAGCGGCGTGACGATTTCGCGCGTGATGGTTTCGCCGAGCGCGTTGGCGATGTAGGTCAACTGGCGATTGAGCGTCTGCGCGTGCTGGTCGCCAATGGAACTGCCTAGCCCACTCGTCACCGCCTGCGAAGTACCCGTCTGACCAAGGATGACTTCCTTGATGTTCTCGGTCAGATACTCGACCATCTTCGCGAACGCTTCGGCATTGCCGCCGTTCGGCTCAAGGATCTTGATGTCGTACCCCGCATCCGTGCCGTCGCCGTTCTTTGGGATTAGAACCGAGACATCGCCGAGCAAGTTCTGCATGGCCGTTTCCATATCGGCCTTCGCAGCGTCATTGCCCACCGGGTAGTTGCCCACCCGGATGCCCATGCTGTATCGCTCGATATACGTTGCCCAATTCTGTAGCGCGGCCTGCTTGAGCGACCAGTAGTACCACACGAGGTCGCGCATACCTCGACCGAGATAGGCATTCTCGGCCTCGTATGGATCGTCGAAATCCACGCCCTGCGGCTGGTAGGTGTGGAGAGCAATCGTGCTGCGCTGCTCGTCATCGAGCGGCAGGACGCGGCTATCCCAGCCGATGACCGTGCCATTGATCTTGTCCGTGTCCGGGGCTGCGCCGCCGATGGTCTGCGTGTAGTAGCGCGGGCCGACCTTGAGGCCAAGTTGGCCGAGTTCGGTCATGGTCAGGCTGTCGCCGTGGATCGGCAACCAGTCGCGCAGGTACACGGTTTCGCCATGCTTGCCGAACACCATGTTCACCGCGCTGCGCCCGTACCAGAGCGCATCCAGCAAGTGCCGCATGAGGTCGGTAAATCGCGGCGTGTTCTTCAGGAGTTTGTTGATGAACGCGGCCTGCTCGGTCGCGTCCTCGTCGCCCTGCATATCGGCGGGGCATTGCACGGCCCACTCCGAGCAGGCGACCGAGAGTTGCAGCATGAGCAGCGGCCCCATGATGTCGGGGTCGTAGCGCATCTGCCGCTGTAGGTTCCGATCCTTGCGGAACGCGAGCGAGCCTTGGCGAAGGATCTTGTTGACCGAGAGGTAGTACGAACGCTGCATCTCCACAGGCGTGACAAGTGCCTGAAAGACGGGCGCGGATCGCACCATGTCTGCTGCTTGGGTCTGGTTCGCTTCGCTGTTGAGTTCGTTCATGGTTCAAGATCCATAGAGCCTCCACAGTTTCGGGCGATTGCTCGCTACCGTGGTTGGCTTTGCTTGTGGATCATAACGGCGCGTTCTGCCATGCTGTAGCAAATCGACCACCGCATCTACGGTGTCATCATGCTCACCAGCAGGGAAAGCGACCATCTCATCGCGGATTGGCTCTTGGGACGGTTCCAGCCTGCCGTCCGCTCGGCATCGAAGTCGGAGCCTCCCCTGCTCAACCATCGGCTGCGCCTCGCTGGCTCGCGTCACCTTGTCCTTCGTCCGGGCAATCTTGAGGACTGGGATGCGCGTGGACTGTGCGAGTTGCTGGCAGAGGCCCGCCTGCGGCCCGTTGCCTTCCGCGAGGATCTGGGAAACGCCTAGCCGATCGCAGGCATCCACCGCGCGGCGCATGAAGTCGGGGAAGGTGGCCTGCACCCGCAGGCATTCAAGCACCCAGCAGTTCGCGTCCTTGTCGATCAGCGCGATAACGCACACGCTGTAGTCGCCGGATTCGTCCCGCTTTTCGGTGAACGCCCAGTCGATCGCCGCGACCACGCGCCCGTTGCCCTGCGCGTACTCCGATGGGTCATTTGCGTAGAAGCCTGCTTCGATCCACTCGGGCCGGAAGATCAGGCTGTCTTGGCTGATTGGGATCAGTTCATACGCGCGGGCGTAGCCGAGCGGCCCCATCTCGCGCCGCTGGCTCTCCAGCACCTCGGGCGTAAAGACCTCGCCCCACGGCGACTCAAAGCCCCTGCACGGCTTCCAGAACAGCGTCCCGTCCTGCTCGGCTGATCGCTTCCAATCTTCGGTCAAGTCATCGTTGTGGTAGGGCGTGAATAGCCTCCATGTACGCGGCTTGCCTGCGCTGAAGTCCCGCATTGGCAACCAGTTATTGCGCCACGCCTCTTTTACCTTGGCCCGCTCGGCTGGCACAAGGATGGAGTTTCGCAGGTCGCACACGTCGTCCCCGCAGAGCAAGTCCGCGCGTCCGCCTGCGCGACCGAAGATGTTCGCGGCCTGCATCGTTGCATCGCGGTGCATCGACGGGGACTTCACCACGATCTCGTTGCTGCCGTCCGTGGACGGATCAGGCTTGACCATCTTGATGTCGGGGAAAACGATGCCGTAGACCTCGGAGCGCATGATCTGCACCACCATGCGGATCTGTTCTTGCGCCTTCGCTACGGTCTGCCCGATGTGCTTGATGCGGATAGATGGGTTCCGGCCAATCTCCCACGCCTGCCGGATACCCAACTGCACCGATTTACCGTGACCACGCGGCATCCCGATCGCGGCATCGCCGTACCTGCTCAAGTGAGCCTGCATCGCAGAGTGCAAGCCCGACTGGCTGAACCCAAGCCACTCCGCGAATACGTCCGGGCATTCCCTCGCGGCCTCGGCTATCGCCTGCTGGTCAGGATCGAGTTTCATCCGTGCCGAGTCTACGGGCGATGATGGCCCGCGCCCGCGCGGCTACCTCCGGGCTAATGACCACGCGCTCGGTGGCCTCTCCATCGTCGAGCCGTTCCATCTTGTCGAGAGCAATCGCTGCGTTGATCTTGTCTCGCGCCATCGCGGCTAGCACTTCGGCGGCTCGTAGGCGGTCGCGGGGCTGCGCCATGTCATCGCTCAAGATTCGCGAGCAGATTTCAGGAGCCTGCTCCATGACCGCATCGGGAATCTTCCACCCGTGCGTAACGGCTCGCTGAAGCAGACGCAAGGCTGATCGCTGTCTGGCGGGCGGTTCATCTAGCACCGGATGCGGCGGCGGCTCCGCAGGCAGTTCAATCGGCGCAATCGGCTTTGGTGTGACTTTCTTTTCCATAGGTGCAGGAATGCAACCGCCCCGACGGAAGCCGGGGCGGAGCACCGAACAGTCCTTTGCTCGTCAGTCCTTCTTACCGGGAATCCATCCGGCGATCTTCGACAGCGGGACGAGATTCCCGCCGATGTAGCCGATGGCAAAGGCGGCCACGGCTCCCCACACACTTCCGATCAGACTCTCAATGCTGGCAAGCGTCATCATGGTCAGACTCCTTTCGCGTGAGATTGTACCGCGCGTCTGTACGCGGCGTCGAACTCCGCATCCTGCGCCCTCATGGCAGCGATGGCCTCCCTCGTAGTCTCTGGCCGCGCGTCATCGACGGCAGCGGCGAGCAGGCTAGCCGCACGGGCCTTCGGCTTGGGAATCCAGCCTAGCGCAGCCCGAACGGCCCCAAGGATGCCGGATGCCGTCAGGAGCCACACGGCGGCGGCTCCGGCGGCAGCGATAGCGACCCATTTCAGCGTGGCCCAAATTGGCGAAACCTTGTCCGTCACACCGGGCAGCGCGGCGTGGATCGACTGCGTGGCCTTCGTGATCGCGGATGCCTCGCCCGCAATCGTCGCCGCGTCCGCAATCGTTTCCGGCTCCGCAGACCGCTCACCGATGCGGATAGCCAGCGCGTGAATCGTGCCTGCCCGCTCCCCGATGCCATTGGCCTCGACTGCGATCCGCTCCGACGCGGAGCAGCCGACGAGGAGCAGGCAGGCGAGTGCGATTCTCACGAGTAGAACGAAACCGCAACGCCAGAACTTGACACGGTTCCAGTACCTACAGCCATCGACGTGCTCAACGCAATGGTTCCTGCCGTGCTGCTTGAGAAAGTCAAGAAGCACAGCAGTTCGTCGCATCCGTGCGTTGGGTAGATGCCGTTTTCAATGGATGAAATGGTTTGTGCTGTCGTGTTTGACTGAAGCCGCGCGCTCGCGATTTCCGCAAATTGCGCGCCACCAGTAACAGCACCGCCAACCATTGACGAAACATATGTTCGATTCAGATTTCCGCTGCCACCCCAAGTCGGAAGCGATGTGGCGAGTGGTGCTTGTCCCGCAAAGTTTTCATAGTGAAGCACAGCCCCAACACCGACCGAGGATGCTTGGTAGTTCACGCGACCAAGGAACTTCCAATGACCGTAGGTTGCAGGATTGACTGCATTTGTAAGAGCCGCAGCGTATGGGTCGTTTGCGTAAACGCCGCTCTGCGTCCTGAATCTTCCAAAGAACATGACATACGCAACCGTGGCCGATGCGTGTGTGAAGGTCGCGCTCACGCTGTTGAGTTGAGCCGTCGTTGCCCCCACCGCAACTGTGGTCGTAAAATACGGAATGAATCCGCGCGATCCGGCAGGGATGCTCGTTCGGATCGAATAAGCACCGTTTCCGGTTCCGTCGATGATTTCGTTCACGTTTAGGGGCTGAACGATTGACTTCGTGATGTCAGTTTGGACGGTGTAAAGCGCGCTGTTACCCGTCGAGCGTTGCGAGAGGCGCGGATAGTCACCGGGGTTGAACTTCGTGAATGAGGGCATTACTTGATCCTTTCGAGTCGGTCGATGCGGAGGAGGATGCTGTCGATTCGTGCGCCGAACTCTCGGTCGGTCGCGGAGAGGGTTCCCACGGTCTTGGCGAGGTCAGACGTGATCGCGGCAAGTTCCTTGATGCGTTCGCCGTGCCCGTCAAGCATCGCGTCGCGTCTGCCAACGGTCAGGAACACGGCTGCGATGCTGCCCAGCATGACAAGCGTTTGGACTCCCTGAAGGACGGTCTGAACGGACACCTTGTGGCTCAAGTTCGATTCTGTCTGCTCGCTCATGTCTTTGCCTTGTGCCGGGATGCTAGCGGCTTGCGCCGCCACCCCAAAGAGAAAAGGACACGCGCGATGTCGTGGGCCGTTTCGGTCACGGCCTCCTCGGAAAGCGACGGGAGGCTGGCGTGTAGTACCTCGTGGATCGCGGTATCCAAGAGGTCGCGCTGCGGCAGGTTGCGGCGAATTCGGATCGTTGGGTGTCGCCCCGGTGGATGGTCGCAATCGCCGAGCGCGTCGCGTGGCATCTCTCGGGCAGGGACGAGGCGCACACGCCACTTGCGGCCAGCGATGCTTACGCGGGCCTCATGTTGCACGGGTCAACTCCGCAGCGAGTCGGTATTCCTTCTGCGTCCCCGCGATGTGGAGGCGCATCCAAACCGCGCCCTTACCCTTCGGCGGCAGTCCCTTTTCCACGCTCCAGCCCCCGTAAGCGTCCCCGTGCTCATCTTTGTAGGTGCCGATCCTGCAATGAATCTGTTCGTCTAGCACCACCTCGGCGTTGCCTAGGAACTGCCGCAGGCGTTCACGCGCGATCGGCACGATCCAATGGTGGTGCGAGTGGCCGGTCACTACGAGGTCAGCATCCGGGTACAGGCTGGCGTGGCGTCTTGTGTCGAGTACGCCGTGGGTCATCATCGCCCCGCCGCCGCTGCCGTGGAAATAGCGCATTTTGAACGAGAAGGTTCCGCCATGACGCGACACGAGCCGGAACAGCACCCAGCCGCCGTACCCGCCGGAATAGACCGGGGCTGGCCCTGCTGCGCTCAACCCGGCGCAAGTGCGCTCGGTCAGGTCAACCTCGTGTCTTTTGCCTATGGCTGTCTCGTGGTTGCCGCGCCCGATGACCACGAACCGATCCTGCCACGGCGAGAAGAACTTCACAGCCTCGCGCACAATCGCATCGAGGTAGTCGCCGCATTGGTACTCCTCGCGCATGGCCGCGCGGTCTGCCCTCGGATCCCAACGCCCATTCATGCAGTCATGGAAATCACCACATGAAATCACGCCGCCCTTGCGCTTCGTGATCTCGTTCATGTGCTGCTTCTGCATCAGAAGATCGCTGTGCGCGTTATCGAAATGTCGGTCGGAGTCGATCAACGCCCACCATTCAAACTGGTGCGGTGTCTCGCAAAGAATCGTGACGCGGTGAATGTTGCGGGACAGTTTCTCAACCGTCCATTGCGTACCCGGCGTGATTCCGTCGCGCCAGTAGTGGCCCTTCAACTCCTCGCGGATTCGGGCCTTGTCGCACTTACGCGTCATTCTTCGCCTCGTATTTCTTCAGGTGTATTTCAACTCGTGGGTTCTTGCTATCCACGAGGATGACGAGCGGCAGGTGCGTGATTGCGTTGTCATCGTGGAGCAGGCCAGCGTCTACCAGCCCGTCAAAGGTCGCCTTGAGGCTGGCTAGGCAGTTGTCCTTGTCGCGCCGGCGCACGTCTCTCGCGTACCAATGCACTTCGGCGGTCGCCTCTTTCCAGCCGCCCTTCACGTTGGCCTCGTACATGGCGACTTGTGCAGATGCCCACGCTTCGACCCGAGCGCGCTTTGTGGCCTTGGCTTTGACCGCCCAATGGCATCGCGCGTTCGGCGAGAGCGTTCGCGCGGGGATGCCGACGGTGACGGTAAGTACCTCGGGCATCACGGCATGATGCCACGCGGTTATCCATCGGAGAAGGAGATCGGCCATCCTTGGCCTTTCGTCGCTCATGGCTGGAATGCTACTCGTCGGACGGCGGCCTTCGCTTGCGGCGCGGGATCGGCTCGACGGCGGCGAACACCTGCGCGGCTAGTCGCAGCCCGTGTATCGCCTCCTCCATGTCGATCGCTCCGGGGTAGTGCCGCAGGCATCGCCGCGCCTCGTTCCGCACGTCCTCCGGTAGTCCCGGCGTTCGCTTCGGATCGCACAACGCACCTAGGAAATGACGCGTCTTTGCGATGGCTCGGAATCGTTCGACTGGCAGCGTCATGGGCGCAGTTCTCCCTTATCCCTCAAACGGAAAGGGTTTGCGCTGGTCATTCTAACGCGGATCGACATGGTGCAGCACGGTCAACTTTCGGACATCGAGCAGCCATGACGCTTTAGCGTTGCCCTCGGTGTCGTTCACTCGGGCTTGGTAGTCGTGCCGGTGGAATCCGCTGTCTGTGATTGCTCGGCCAACCTCGTCTAGCGTCCCGATGGCGACTAGGTGCATCGGCTGGATGTGTACGGGTTCGTCCATCACGCTAGATGCGAGCGATCCGCCATCGAACTTCACGTCGAACACGATTCGGATGCCGGGGTAGTGTTCTCGGTATCGCTGCCCGTCCTTGTGGTTGAAAGTCACGGCGAATTGCGGGTCGATGCCGTACAGGTACTCGGCCATGAAGAACGGCGTTCGGACGGTCTTCAGGTCGGCGGGCTTGCCGTCGTAGAGCAGGTCGAAGGTGTATGGGTCTTGCTCTTTTGCTGGATTCGGTGCGACATCTACACCCAACACTCGCACCGCCCAATCGCAGAACTTGCGCTCGGTCTTGGAACCGTACTCATTGCACCAAGCCCGTTTGTCCTCGTTTCGGGCTGGCCTCATCGCCTGTTCTTCGCCTCATCGCCTTCGCACTTCTTCAGTTCGTCGCGTAGCCGCTTGATTTCTGCAGCGGCCTCCAGCGCGATGCCGTAGCCGTAAGCCTGCCATAGCGATTCCAACCGCTGCACCACGTCACGCTCCATCGTCGGTTTCCTCCTTGAAGCAGTCCCAGCCCCATTCCCGTGCCCATCCCTCGGGCGTTCCCTGTTCCTTTGCGGCCTGCATTTCGCACACGAGCCGCCTCGCCTCGTCGCGCTGATCTAACGCAATCTGCAGCCCCGCTCGTAGGCTGCTGATTTGATCCTTCAGTTCCGCGATATGGGATGCCTCCATCTCGCAGCGCGCTCGCAGCCGCCGAACCTCGTCTTCGGACAGCCGCGAACTTTCCAACGCCATCGAAACCTTTGATTGAGCCTCGGCTAGCAGTTGAGCAATTCGCGTTTGAAACGCCGCTACCGCTGGCGGTGGCGTGATCGCGTATGCCTCGTGGTTATCGCGGTGGTCGGTCACTTGCCGTCCTCCTTGAAGCAGTCCCATCGCATGATCTTCGCACAACCCTCGGGA